TCGAGCGGGGTCGATGCCCATGACGATGGGTGCGGTCATGTCCTTGTACCTGACCCGCTTCATGGCAGCGTCGACCACGCCAGGCATGATGAACTGGTCGTCCCCGCTCTTGGGGAACTCACCGTAGACCTCGACGCGAGCTTCGTCGCTGTCCTCACCGTACTCGGCGATGATCTGGTTGTAGATCGACTTGTCGGTGCCCTCGACGTTGCGAGCGTCGATCTTGCGCGAATTCCAAAAGTCCCGTTTGCTGCCGTCGACCGCTTCGTAGAAGTACCCGGTGTTGCGCCGACCGTTGCTGAACGCAAACCAGAACCGATCCAAGATGTTCTCGGTGAAGAACCCCGCCGCCACGGACCAGATACTGTCTGGGATACCCGATGCCTCATCGAAGATCACCATCATGCCGTCCATGTTGTGAACACCGGCGTAGGCGTCTGGGTTCTCTTCGCTCCAGAGCTTCCCCTCGGCTCCCCAGTACCGGGTGCCCTTCTGTAGGTCACGCTCGACCAGGTCCGTCAGCCATGTCGCCGGCACCATCTTCGTGGCCGATGGCTCCCACCAGTGCGAGTTGATCGACATGGTGGCCCACTTGGTCAGTTCACCCCATGTGACCGTTCTCAACTGGGTCTCGCTGTTCGCGCTGACCACCACGCTCGACCCGATGCGAGTCGACAGCATCCACATCACCAACCACGACACCAGCGCGCTCTTACCCACGCCCCGTCCTGACGAGATCGCCCCGCGCATCGCCTCGATCAGTTCCGACGAGTCGATCCGGCCCTGGTTTAGCTTCAGGAAGTCCCGTATCTCGCGCAGCACCTCGCGCTGCCACTTGCGCGGACCCTTGAACTTCTCCAGCGGGGTGTTCACCTGGCCCCACGGGAACGCGAACATGACGAAGTTCTCAGGGTCGTTCGCAATCTGCGGCGACCACAACTGGGTCATTAGTTGCTGCTCTTCTTCCGACGAGTACTTAGGCTTCTGCATCAACCGTTGTCCATCTCGAGTACATCAATCACCTCGTTCTCGATCACCCTGGTCTTCGCCGCAGCTAGTGCGGATGTGATCGAGATCGTCCCACCAAAGTCGATCTGCTTGGACTCACCATAGGCCTTGCGATTGTCCGATGCCATTAGCCACTTGTAGGTATTGACGATCAGCGTGGACCGCTGGACATCCTCGGTCGTGTTCTCTGCGATGGCGTGCTCGATGATCTTCCCAGCCCACGCCTCAGTCCTGATCTCCTTGGCTTCTTTGTACAAGACCTGGCGCTGGGGGTCCTTCTTGATCCAGCGAAGGAACGCCCCTGAGTCGATTTCCCTGAAGTCGTCACCGATTGCAGCCTGGAGGGTCGAGCCGCCGTACATCTTTTCCAAGATTCGGGGGAACACCGATTCGTACTGCATCAGTACGAGTTCGCGCATCGGCTTGCTACGAGCCGGGGGCGTGGGGTCAGGCGCAGAGAGCCAAGTGGGTAGTTCGAGGTTGCACTCAGGTGTGACAACTGCGCCTACGGATTGAGATCGATCTGTGTCCATAGTGCTGCGCATCTTACAGGGATGTTGGCATTTTGGCAAGAATCTAGGAAAACATGTTTTTGTGTGTCGTTGAAAAAAATAAAAATGTTCGCGGACCCTTCGCCAGCGTGACCGGCCGGTCGCCGGCCCTGCCCCCCTGGCTCGGCGCGGCGCTGGCCAGCCTGGCCAGGGTGCTCGAGCACCCAGCGGATCACTGCACCCAGCGGATCACTGCACCCAGTGGCACAGCACACCCAGCGGGTTACCTGCACCCAGCGGATCACTTGCACCCAGTGGCAATGACCCAGCGGGTGCAGGTGATCCTGTCACACTGTCACACCCTGCCAGCCGGGGTGCAGGGTGAAGGGGTGTGACAGATGGACAGAATCCAGAGAATCCGGGTTTTGCCAGGCTCTTTTGACGCTCTGGAAGCGCTCGAGGGGCTGGGTGCGACAACTGGTCTCCGCAAGCGCGAGGGTTCCAGAATGATGATTTTTGAAACAGCACTAGGATTCTGGTTTTCCGGAAACCGTACCCCCCTCAGCTAAGTCCATCTGTCACACCCTCGCACAGCAGCACTCAGCAGAAACATGGAACAGTGCAATCCTGTCCATCTGTCACAGGCTGCACCCAGTGCGTCAACTGTCGCGAGTGTGACAGACAGGGTGCACCCAGTGGATCAAAAATCGTCTTACCTGGCCAGACAGCCAGGCACCTGTAACCCGTAACCAAGTGAGACCACAGCATGAACAAGACAGCAACTGTCCAGATGACACAGCAGCAACTCGACGGACTCATGGCAACACTGCCAGAGGGTGCGAAGGTCACTCGCACCGATGATCAGATCATCGTCACTGCCAGGTCGAACAGGACTGGTCAGTTGGTCAACCCCATAGTGGCCACTCGCACAGCCGACAGAGGATGGACTGTCACTGCACCCTTCGGACTGATCAAAGCAAAGTGAACCCTTGCACCTGGCACAGCCTGCCAGGTGCACCCTGTAACCCGTAACCAAGTGAGCACTCGAATGCAAAACGAACCCAGCGACTTGTCAATCTTGATCCTTGCAGCCTGCACCCTGGCAGGCTGCTGGGTTGCCCTTGTTTTCTTGTTCACCCTGTAACCGTAAAGGATTCACCATGGCCAAAAAACCTGTTTTCATGCTCGCTCTGCGCAATTCTGACCCAGTGCCCACACCCTACACCCCACTGATGTACACGCGTGGCACGCAAACCCATCGCCTGGCACTCGTCAAGCGCCATGACAGCTGGCAGGTGTGCGACATCGGCAGTGGTGCCCTTGTCTTGAGGGTTACCAAAAAATCAGTGCTTTGCCCTTTTCAGTGGGCACTGGCTGATCTGGACACCCTGGTGGACAGAATAGGGCTCGAGAAATTCGAGTCCGTGCTGTCGAACCCTAAACCGTTCTAACCCGTAACCCGTAACCCGTAAAGGATTCACCATGCTTGCCATCACCACTGTTTACGTTCCCGCCACGAACACCCGTAACGCTCGCATTGTTGCCAGCACCTGCAATGGGCACAAAGTGAGTCAACCTGTCGATTACGCACTTGGTGACATCGAGCGGCATTTCGCTGTCGCTCAAGCACTGGTGCGCACTCAACTGAACCATGCCCCTAGTTGTGAAACCATGGTTTATGGTGGAACAGTGAAGGGCTACGTTTTTTGCTTTCCCGGCTCGACAATCACCCTGTAACCCGTAACCCGTAAAGGATCACACCATGAAATTCCACTTTGTCGCAAAATCCGCCAACAGCAAGACCGGTCCCATCCCTGTGACCTATTCAGAGCGAAGCACCTGCCCGCAGTCCTGTCCCCACTACCGCAGTGATTGCTACGCTGAGGATTACCACACGAGGATGTCATGGGACAAAGTGCCCATGAGGGGTGGCAGCATTGATGCTCTGGCTGCAAGCATTGCAGCCCTGCCACCTGGCACGTTGTGGCGCCATAACGTGGCAGGTGACCTGCCAGGCACTGGCGAGACTGTCGACCCTGCCCAGCTGGGTGTCATTGTGTGGGCTAATCGTGGTCGGCACGGGTTCACCTACACCCACAAGAAATCGAGCGATGCTCTGGCATGGGCAAAGCACGCGACAGCATGGGGGTTCACTGTCAACCTGTCTGCCGATGATGCTGGCGAAGCTGACACCCTGGCAGCTACAGGACAGCCGACAGTGTGCATCGTGCCCATGGACACACCCTCGAAGACCAGCACGCCAGCAGGTCGCACTATCGTCGTCTGTCCTGCACAAACTCGCGAGGATGTCACTTGTCAATCGTGCGGACTGTGTGCCAGGTCTGACAGGACTGTCATCGTCGGGTTTCGAGCACATGGCACGCGTGCCAGACTGGCAGATGCCAGGTCTCGTCGCGTGATCCCGATTGCTCGCTCTGCTGCTGTCGTCTGAACCTGCACCCTCGCACCTGGCATGGTGCCAGGTGATCACCCTCGAAGGATTGATTATGTTTAAATTTTGGGTTTATTGCACCGACAATGCCACGGGTGTCAAGTTTTTCTTTCCTTTTGTCGGCACCAGTGTCGAGGATTGTAGATCTCGAATTCTGGACCGTGAATTTCTCAAACCAGGTGAGATTATCACCCGGATTGACCCTGTAACCCTATAACCCTGTAACCCTCGAAGGACTGAAAATGGCCACACCCGTCGTTTCCCTGGTTTTCCTCACACCGAACAATGCTTGGGTTTTCCTGTTCGGTGAGACTCTGCTACGCCTGCCAGAGCACTCTATGTTCTTTGCCAGTAAACGCGATGCACTGGCAGCTGCCAGTGCAGCCGGATTGACCCTATAACCCGTAACCCTCGAAGGATGATTCCCATGAATGCTAACCTGTTGACCCTGGACCCTGTGGAAGCTGAACGGCTGGCATATGCCGATGGACTGCCAGTGGCTGCACTGCTAACCCAGATTGTCGAACGGGATGAAAAACTCGAGCTTGCCTGGATCCTGTGCAGGGTGTATGAGACCTATGGCACCGACTGCGACGAGTTTACCGATGCACTCAATGCTCTCAAGGGAGCATTCGACAATGAATGAACCCTCGTTCATTGACACCCTTGGGGGTCTTAGTGCCAGGCACAGCCTGGATAAGGTCCAGACTGCAGCGCTGCTGGGTGTGCCAGTGTTCACCCTCAGGCACTGGCAGGCAGGCACCAGGACCCCTACATCATCGGCAGTGAGACTGCTGGGTGTGCTGTGCCTGGTGGAGACCATGGCACCAGACCTGCTGGCAGCACTGGTGCCCGAATGATCACTGCCATCCTCGTCGGACTGCTGGCACTGCTGTTGGCAGCACTGTTGGACCTGTAACCCCTAATCGTCGTTCCTGTCGTTCCCATAAGCCCCCTGTGCGCCATGCACTCGGGGCTTTTCTTTCGTGCTCAGTTTATAAATTTCATCGAGTTGACGCTGCTTTGCCGCTATCACTTGTGCTCGGTGGCCACTGAACTGGTGCCGCAGCTGGGGATTGATTGCCCATTTCGCAAAATGCTGGTTTTCTCGCGTGCCATCGTCCATCCTGGCGACCCAGCCTGCCGATTCCAAGCCCTGCATGGCACCTAGCACCCACTGATCAGCAGTCCAGGCAGGTACACCCTCAAGTTGACGTCTTGCCCCCCTCTTGACGTCTGAGAGCGTAATGTCTGCCTGGTCGCAATAGTGCAGGATGTAATCCATCACCCATGCCTCGAACGGACTCGTTCCCCCCACTTCACCGAATGCGTATCGGAAAGCCGGGATCAGATACCCTCGAACAAACCCGATTACCCTGTTGACGATATCGGCCGACACTGTCGGGTTGAACGGGTCTTCAATGACGTGGAACAGCAGTGCCAGCCTGCCAGCCGTTCCCTCGAGCTTGCCGAATGCTGTCATGAACGTGTTTCCAGCCTGTAGCAGTCGCTCGTCGGCTTTGCTCGACTCGTACCATGCTTGGAACCCCCTATAGGCATCAAACGCATCGGGTGCCAGCCTGTAGGTCTGCACTGGCAGTGCGAAGATCAGCCGCAGGGTCTGTTCCCACGCTGCTGCACTCGTCAGGCACTCGGGGACAGGGTTCCCCAGCCGGGTACGGTCTGCCCGTAGAATCGCGGGTACGAATCGCTGGATCAGTCCATCGGCTGAAAGTGAGGCAATGCTTTGCCTGAACACTTGCGGCTGGATGTTCCCGTAGACTGACACTGCCAGGTTCTCGGCATGTATCGACCCAGCCCCGACACGGTCCATTTCATACCGTTCCGACTCGTAACTGACCACCCACGCTGACCTATCCTCACCACTGGTCTTGTCGGTCAACTTCTTCACCCAACTGTTCATCTCGTCTAGGTGGCACAACAGACCACGGGGACGGTCTGCTGCCTGGCGTACCAGTTTCTGGGATGTGATGTCGGAAACCGTGATCTTCATGGGCACGGGCTGGGGTGGCAGATCTGGCACGCTGGGTGCCTGGTCTGCGCCAAGCATCGCATCGGTGCTGGCGCTGAACTCGAGGAAGGACTTCTTAGCGCTGGCGTAGGCTGCTTCCTTCCCTTCCCAGTCGAGCAATGCCCGTTGATACCTGGGACGATCGTCTGCTTCGATGTTCTTGAGTGGGGACAACATCGGGCGTGATCCTGGGGACTTCTTGTCGGCTGGGTCACCCAGGGTCATCAGCCAGAGCACTGGCGGCACTTTGAACCCTGGCATCAACTCGAGTCGAATCTGGGCATCGACCACGCCACAGACTGCACTGAGACCAGCGAACAGTGGCACTAGGGGGTCACACCCTACGCTGTCGCTGATCTCGTTGGCACGGGTTTGCAGGATGCTGGGGAACAGGGTCAGATCGATGTCGGGTGGCGCTGGCCGCAGGCCTGCCAGGATTGTCTTGGGGGCTGTCGGCACTTCCACTTTGCCGAACAATGATGCAGCATCGGGCATCGGTCGGGTCCATCCGGCTCGGCGGGCAATGTGAAACAGTGTCCCCAATGTGACAGCAGTTGCTTTGTCGACCTTGAAGCTTGCCCATTGGGTGGCCATCTCGCGGTCGCCTGGGTACTTCTGCTCGCTCTGGACCGACCACTGCTGCCACAGGTGGAACCCCTGGTCGAGTTGCTCGGTCTGGGTGCCTGCCCAGTGCAGCGCCATGCCGATGCTGATCCACTCGTCGCGTGGACAGTTTGGGGTGATGCACTCGATGGCGTTGTTGATCTCGTCCCAGGATGCGTCGACACCCTCGCTGGTGCGGATCTGTCGAACCTTGTCGCGCTCGAGCATGTCCTGCCACAGATCAAGCAGTGGCTGGGGGATCGTCGGCAAGCGCATCCAGTTGCCGTTTCCTGCCCATCGGTACGGTTGCCGGGTGTCCGGGTGGATGCTGGGCGGCAGCACATCCTGCACAGTCAACCCGTTCGC